AGATATCCATAGACAGAGAACTTGTTGGTTAGGTTAGTAATCTCTTCGTCATTCAAACGGAATGGTGCACCTGCTGATTCATAGGTTGTCAACGCTGCTGCGTTACCAACATACAATGAACCTGCTGCAAGTGATGGGTCAACAACAATTGGTAGACCAAAGAGTGAGCCTGTTAGGCCTACTGGATTGATTGCACCAAATGTGTTAACTGTTGCACCTGTGTTTGACAACACTGGGCGGTCTGAAGCATCAACAATCTTAGCAAGTGACTTGAATACATCGCTTGATGCAAGGATGAACTGTACTGGAAGACCAGTATCTTCGTTAACCTTCATTGCTGAATCTGCAAGTGCTTCAATGATTGCATCTGCAGCCCATGCTGAAACTGATGCTGTATTGAAGTTACCTGCGTTGGCAACAAGTGCTGCCTTTGCCATGTTGTTTGTCTTCTTTGCGTATGCTGCAACCATAGCACGGAATGCTGTGTCAACATAAGCGATTGAAGAACGCTCAATAACCTGGCGTGACATTTCAGTGTAACCACCAATTGTCTTGATTGGAGCGGTTGCAGATGTAAGAGTAATCTTACCAAAAGCAAGTGTGTCTGCTTCTGCTGCTTGCTCATCTACAGTTGAAGTATCAGTATCAAGTACTGGATATTCAAGTGTCATTCCATCTGCTGGTAGTGTTCCAGTTGAGAAGACAGAATAAGTTGGACGACCCTGATTTAGGATGCGTACGGTGTCTGATACCCACTGATTCTTTAGAATTGAATCTGCAAGTACTCCACCTGTGAAATCACGATGGAGTTTTAGACCCTCATCGTCATTGTTAGCCACAGACTTAACATATTCACCGTATGAGCGGAAAGATACTACTGGCTCAACTGTGTTGTCCTTTTCTGCTGCAAGAAGAGCAACCTTGCGGTCAATCTCTTCAATTGCTGTGCGAACCTCTGCAATGTCTGCGGAGGTATCTGTTGTGTTTTGGATTTCCATAACGGAAGTTTCCTCCTTGTTGTCTCTGACTGCCATTACAGCAGCCTTGTTGTATGCAGGAAACGCTACAAGAGAGACTTCTTTAAGGTCTACCTTCTTGCGAATTATAGTTCTATCCTGCTTCTCATCCTTAAGAGGGATGAACCCTACTGAGAAAGAACGGATTGCTCCATCCTTTACCAATTCTAATGTTTCGTTACCAAGTTGTGTTTCTGATATCTTTGCACGAATATGCAAGCCATCATTTTCTTCACGCATCTCAGTAACTTTGCCAATGATATCGTTGTGGTCACGAAATAGTTTTACATCTGCGTTGATATCAATAGCACCTTTTTCAAAACGCTCTTTGAGTCCGCCACCAATGTCAATTGTGTCGTTATAAGGGACAGCAATGCCACTGACCTCACGCAACTCTATATCAGTGGAGCGTATCTCAAACTGTCTGGTTTCCAGTGTCATTCTGTGCTCCTTGTGTGTCTGTATTTGGCTGTACTGGTTGTACAGGTTCTGCTACCTTATCACCATCTGGTAATGCTGGCAATCCTTCTAACTCTCTAACTTCATTAACTGTCATGAACTTCTTATCTAATGCAATTGCATAGCCTTCATAACGAGTCTTGTTGTCAGGACGAAGGAAAGTTGTTAGATTAAACTTAGCAAACTGTCCTCTTGGAAGTAGGTCAGATAATGCTTGTTCAATTCTTGTAATGTATTGTTGTAAGCCATCTTCAAATAGTTTTTGTCTATCGCCATTTGTATTTGTATAAGCCATACCGCTTGATTCAATAGATAGGCTTAGATATTGTGATGGAATACCAAACATTAATGCAATTTGACGAGCCATAAACTTCTGGTTCTCAAGGAACTGTGCTGCTTCTGGGTCTAACACTAAACCTTCATATTTCATTCCATATCCCATGACAGCAGGTGTGCGTGTCTTTTGTGATTCAAGGAATGCTTCAAGTAATGTCTGTGCTTGTTCTTGATTGATATGTGATTCTGTATTTAAGATACCTGTTGGTACCGCAGAATTATCAAACCAGTTAGCAAAGTAATTATTTAAATCCCATGCTGCTTTTAATGTGCCTTTGTGTCTTTGTAGTGGACCTTCACCCATAACTTGGCCTGGTAGTGACCAAAGTTTCAAATGCTTAATTCTATCTGGTGCAATTTGTTTCTTACCAATGTGATAAGTTACATTTCCAAATCTATCTTCATGTACTGCAATGTCTGCATTTGGAACAACTTCAAGATTTGTTATTCCTCTTTGTCCTCTTGTTATTAACCAGAATGCATTTCCATGTACCGCCAAAGAAATGACAGTATCTTTAATAAACTCACCTTGAGTTACATTCTTATTTACATCTGGAGTAATTAACCAAGAAGGACTATCTATCTGTTCTATTCCTCTGTAAACTTCTACAGGTATTTGTATCATTGATGTTTCCAAAACGGATAAGCATCTTGATACTGGGACTAACTTCAATGCTGCTTCTGGAGATACAACTGTTGTTTCTCTTGAAGGTGGCAAGATTGAACGACTAACTGCTGTCTCTACTGCCTCATCAACAGTTGTCTGTATATCTGGAAATAGGAAGTCTCTGATTATGCCCATTTATTATTCACCATCCTTAGATTCTATCATGCTCGTATTTACAATGAAGGGTTGGTAATCCTCTTTAGAGTCGCAGAACCATATTGCAAGTACTGTGGCAATGGCAGCGTCAATATCAATTGAGGAATCCCTTCTTGAAATCTTCCAAGAGTCGTGTACATTTTTACGAACTGCTGACTGCATCTGTACTGTTACAATCTCGTCTTTGGGATGTTTGATTTCCCGCTTCATTATTTTACGGTATGCGTTATTTGATGCTGATACCAAATCCTTGTTTGAGGCAGGAATAACCCTTAAACCTCTCTGTTTTAGTATCGTAACAAGGTCAGATAGGACATATGAATCCATTAAAAATGGAACATTATGCTTATTTGCTAAGTCCATACATAGCCTTGCCAAACTATCTATATTTGTATTATTGAGTGATGCTACTAATTCTGTTGATACATAACCATCTTCTTCTATGCCCGCAGTTACTATACAAGCATGGTCCCAGCCTGGAGTTCTATCAACAGCAAATATAAGTGGCTTAGATACAACGCCATGGTCTAATGATTGCCATGTGCCTACAGGAAGCCAAGCGTTCATGGAAGATACAAACTGATTCAATCTATATCGTCTTGCATCTGCTTCTGGCATGGTAGATAACTCATTTTTAACTGCTGCCCACGATAATATGCCTGATGCAAGGTTAGGATTTGCTCTTCTTACCGCCTCTTCATCAGTAATCTCACAGCCTTCTGGAGACTCCCAACAAAAGAATCCAAAGCGTTCTAAGTCACCAACTTTGTCTACAGCCTTGGCTCCACGCTCATAAAGGTTCTTCAAAAGGGTAGAAGTATCATCTCCAGCAGTGGTAATACCTAAAATCATTCCATCAGGACGAGTTGCAGAGCCAAGACTCATGGCAGTCCATAAATCTTCCTTTGACATATGTAATTCATCAAAAATAACCATAGATGGGTGTAATCCTTGAGCGGTACCTGCGTTTGATGCAATAACCTTATAAACACCAGTGCCATCTGCTGTCCAAAGACCTCTATGCTCTGTAGAACGAGAGAAAAAATGTTTTAATAAATCAGAAGTCTGTGTTTGATGAAGTAATCTTCTATAAACGATTCTTGCCTGGTCTGCAGAGGCAGCAACTGATACTACTTCTGGTGCTGGTTCATGCAAAAGCAATCCGTATAACGCAAATGTTGCACCAATTAACGACTTACCATTCTTTCTTGGCATACTAATTACAACCTGTTTATACCTTAATCTACCTGCCAATTCAGGGTCTGAATGGTCATCAGGGTACCTTTCAAGCACATGTCTGATGAGCCATTTCTGCCATTCTGTCAATACTAAAGGTGCATCATTCTTTTCTGGCAACCGCCATACACCCTGTACAAGGTTGATTAATTTATCTCCATCAGTAACAAAATCTTCAGATAATGGAGTCGTGTAATGTGTTGGAATCCAATTATCCATTAACCAATACTGCCAATGCCTCTGCTGGTGTCATTTCTGTACCTACCTTGCGATTATTGAGAAGACCAAGGTTAGATAACAGACCAATAAGGATTGGGGCTATCTGGTGTCTGCGGTCAGGCATAGTATCCATAGTCTGAGCCAACATTATTGCTTG